TTATGAATCCGAATCATGTTTTGCAGTTGGTTGCCGATGAGTATATGATATCCGTTGATGATATCCTATCTGTGCACCGGCACCATCCTTTTCCGCAAGCTCGGCAGGTGGTGATCTATCTGCTGTCGAGCGAATTCAGGTGCACACAGATAGGAAGGATATTGAATAAAGATCATAGCACAGTAATAGTCAGCAATAAAAAGATGATTGATTACCTAGAATTTGACGAGCAACTTAAAGAAAGGGTAGACCGGCTCAAGAAGCAATTAAAGTTACCATATGATACGATCATGAAAGTTAGTTATGAACAGCTTAAAGCCCTGAAAGGGTTATTGGAATACTTCCTAGAAGGCTATAAGCCTAAAGATTTGATGGAAAAGATGTTCAAAAACAGCATGAACAGTCTTTATGAAAAGGTCAGAAAGAAGGTGATCACGAGAAAAAAGAACTTGACCCTTAACGAAAACGAACAGATCGCTTTCGCTCATTTTCAACGGCACCTGCACTCACTGCCGGGCATTGATGGGTTTGGATACGCGGAGAATGTGTGCCGGATAATCATTCAGCAAATATATATCGATTATGGATAGACCACTTACACCGGCTCAGGTGAGTGCGGAGATACTGACCTACGAGCAATGGATGCGCGACAACCCTTGCGCAGCCGATGACAGTAAAGCCGAGGTTATGAGGCGGCTTAGGGTTTTGAAACTGAAACTGGAACTATTTAAAAAACAGCAAAATGACAACAACAGTAATTAACAACTTAACAGAGGAAGAATTAGAGGCCGCATTGGCCGAGAAAAGAGCCGCTAAAGCAGAAGAACGCGAAAAGAAACGCGTGCAACTGGAGGCTTTAAAAATGGATGTAATCAAAGCAATCAGCGATGGTGCTTTGTCGCTTCATAAATCAATGCAAGCATTTAAGAAAGATGCTTTTGAGAGCATGAATAGTTACTATGATCTATTGCAGGATTATAGCGACCGTGCGCGTGATGGCAAGGGTAATTTTACGATAGAAAGTGATGCTTACCGTATCAAATTCCGTAACCAAACTATTAAGGGGTTTGATGAGCGTGCCGATCAGGCCGAAAAGCACATCATTGATTTTGTGAACCATCAGTGGCAGGGGGACGAAAGCACGCGTGAGCTTATCATGAGCCTGTTGGAGCGTAAGGCCGGGGCTTTGGATATCGACAACGTACAGAAGCTTTATAAGCTGGAAGATAGGTTTGATAACGAAAACTGGATACGGGGTTTGCAGCTGCTGAAAGAAAGCTATACCACTACCAATACAAAGAGTTATATACAGATTGAGGAAAAGGACGGTAACGGTGGTTGGAATCCTATTGTGTTGAATTTTGCCAGCATCTAATACAAAGGACGGCCTCCATTTGGCGATGATCCGGCCGCCCTTTCATCATTTAACTCAAATATCAAATGAAAACAAAGGTAACATTAAAGTACATCATGTCAAGGATTGACGTGATCATAATTTGGACGGTGATTGTTGTTTGGTTCCTAGCCGGAATGGCCACCTTCTTTTATCTACTAATCAAATTGTTAATCAGCCTAATATGAGGTATGAACTCGCCAAGGCGGTGATCATTGACAAGGTCGATGAAGCTGTGGAACATTTGAGCGTGCAGGAATATGCGCAATTGATGAGGGAATTATCGGAGGACTTGGCCATAAGAGCCGAAGCGGCAGAGGAGGAAATGTAATTTTTAACAATCTATAATAACAAAATGGAAACATTACAAGTAACAAAAGCAAATGCTTTAAAGGCTTTTGAGGAAGCCAACACAAAGGGCAAGGCCCTGCTATCAAACCTTTTCGGTGAGAAGGTTTTTCGCAAGAACGTCATGGAGCGCATCAAGAGTTATGAGGACGCCTGTGAGGAGCTGGGCGAAAGACCTCTTTCCTTATCCGACTTTAACTTTCTTCCTGCAATTGATCGTGAGTACCATTACCATGATCACCGTAGGGTAATTATTGCCCGCGCTCTAAACGAGGGATGGGTGTCAGATTATGGCGACACTGATCAGGCAAAATATTATGTATGGTACAAGTACCTTGGTTCGTCCCGCGGTTTCGCGTACTACCGCTACGACTACATCTACTCGTATTCGTTTGTCGGTGCCCGCCACGAATTTAAGAGCTTGGAGCTCGCCAAATACTTTGCTGCTCAGTTCATAGGAGAAATCAATGCATGTTTCACAATCAAACAATCATAATAAAATGGAAGGATTAGAATTTAACAAACCCACAAGCCTACAGGAGGCATTGGACTTCAATGGCGAAACATTGGAGCAATTTAACCACCGTACACAGTTCGATACAGATGGTCAAAAGGCCGGTAAGGAACTGGAAGTAATTGCCTTGGCAATCAATAAAGGCAAGGTACTGACCTATAAAGACACCAGTTACAGGAAATACTTTCCGGTGTTTTGGTCGGTTGGTTCGTCCCGCGGTTTCGCGTACAACTCCTACGACTACAACGCCGCGAATTCGCTTGTCGGTGCCCGCCTCACGGTTGTTTCTGCTGAGGCTGCCAAGTTCTTTGGAACGCAGCATTTGAGTATATGGGATAGATATATAAACGGTCAGTAAAATAACAGGGTGGTGTGCTGATTTACTTTCAGTTGGTTCGTCCCGCGGTTTCGCGTACAACAACTACGACAACAACTACACGAATTCGATTGTCAGTGCCCACATTGCTTAACAGATAATCTCAGCACAGACCTTGCCGAAAGGCAGAAAATAACAGACTACTTGAAGGGCGTTGGTAACCGACAACTAGCGGTGAAGGCGACCTATAAAGCAAAGGCTAAATGAAACGGTTAAATAACTTATATGATCAGGTGATAAGCATAGACAACATCTTGCTTGCCGACTCTATTGCCCGAAATGGCAAAAAAAAGCAGTATGGCATTAAGGTGTTTGATCGGAACTTTGAACAGAATATAGCCGATATTTACCGTGAACTGGCCACAAACACCTACCGAACATCCGCGTATAAAACACGGGTTATCAGGGAGAGAAAAGAAAGGACGGTATCCATACTTCCGTACCGAGACAGGGTGGTACAGCATGCAATAATGAATGTGTTGGAGCCGATGTTTGTTTCTACATTCACGGCCAACACTTTCAGTTGCATCAAGGGACGTGGCACCCATGCTGCGAGCAGAGCCTTGTCTAAGACACTAGCCAATGAGGGTGACACAATGTATTGCTTGCAGCTTGATATCCGCAAGTTTTATCCATCGGTTGACCACGAAGTACTTAAGTCTTTACTAAGAAAAAAAATAAAGGACAAAGAGCTGTTACAGCTACTTGATGGTATTATTGATAGTGCGCCTGGTCTGCCAATAGGCAATTATTTGAGCCAGTACTTTGCCAACTTCTATTTAACGTATTTCGATCACTGGTTAAAGGAAAATAAAAAGGTTAAATATTACATCCGATACGCTGATGACATCGTCATACTGCATCACGATAAAGCATATTTAAAACGCGCCATAGCCGGTATAATAAAGTACCTAGATCATAACCTTAAATTAGAGGTAAAACCCAATTACCGCATATTCCCTGTCCGGACTGGTGTAGACTTTTGCGGATACGTCCACTTTAAAAACTACAAATTACTTCGAAAAACCATTAAAAAGGCATTTGCCCGTGCCATATACCTGAAAAAGGGACGTGCTTCTATAGCGTCTTACTTAGGTTGGGCCAAGCATGCCAATTGCAAGAACTTAATCAAAAAATTATTACCTAATGAATGCGCCAATTAAATCGTTCAGTGAACTTGGTATCAAATCGGAAAACCAATTGTCCGGCGTTAAGATCGGTATCAACCATGTGCTTAACAAAGCCATTAAAGTTAATGATTTCAGGGTTGGAAAATCAAAATTTACCGAAATAGGTAACGGCAAGCTTTTGACTATTCAGATTGAAGTTGATGGGGAGGAACGTATCATATTTACGAGTTCTAATATCCTTCACGATCAGCTGGAAAAAATCAGAGCAGTTAACGGCTTTCCCTGCATGGCTACCATTATACCGCTGACACCAAGAGGCTACAAATTTACGTAACATGACAGATAAAGAATTTCGGGAAAAGGTTCGCGAGATGCGTGCCGCCCAAAAGGAGTATTTCAGAAAAAAAGATCAGGCAGTGCTGCGGTACTGCAAACGTCTTGAAAAGGAAATTGATCGGGAACTCGAACCGGTCAAGGAAGAAACGAGACCAGTTAACCAATTTTCAATGTTTTAGTTATGCCAACAGTGAACAGTTTATCAGGCGGTAAAACAAGCAGTTATTTGGCCGCTAATTATCCTGCCGACATCAACGTTTTTGCGCTGGTGTGTCTTGATGACCATAATGGTAATGCGCACTATAGGAAATACTATAAAGACCACGGTATTACGCAAAAGGTAAACGATAGGCTTCAAAAATATTGCAGTGATCAACGCGAATTTGTTGGAACGGCCGAAGACCCTAAGACCATCATTGCCATACTGGAATTAGAGCAATTCTTAGGTAGGGAGATTGTTTGGCTGCGTGGAATAGGTTTTGAAGACATGTTGAATGTACGTAGCTACATGCCTAATCAGCATAAACGGTTCTGTACCCAATTGATGAAGATTAAGCCAATATTCGAGTTTCTTTTCAAGTATCATGAGCTACCGGTAAAAATGAGAATTGGATATAGGTATGATGAGCAGGAACGACAGGAAAAATACAATGGTACTTTCAGGTATCCAATCCGTTGCGAATATCAAGAGAACTCGGGAAGATGGATTCAAAGGTGGGAGGAAATACAATATGCAATCGGTGATTTTCCACTCATTGAAGACAAGGTTTTGCACTATCACGTAAAGAGCTACTGGCAGGGAAAAGGGATTGATTTTCCTGAAGATAGTAACTGTCAGTTCTGTTTTTGGAAACACCCCCAACAGCTTAGAAAAAACTTTGAGACCAATAGGCCTATTATGTTGGTCGGGGCGGTGCAGGAGGACATGCATAATGCCTCCATGCGCAAAGATTATTCGCTGTTGGAAATAATGAACATGGGCTTACAGTTGGAATTTAACTTCGGTACGGGAAGTGGTTGCCAAGCCGGTTTTTGCACTGATTAAACAAAGTATTATGATAGAATTATATGTTCTTATCGGATTGATAATAATAGGAGTTATAGACCACAAAACAGCAAAAAAGAAATGAAAGCATTTGAAATGAAATTAGACCACGAGAAAGAGTGGGTATGCGCTAATACCAAAGAGGAGGCGCTTGAATATTATCTATCTGAATGGGTTGCAGAATCCGAAAAAGAGAAAGTGGTTTGTCGTGAAGTTCATGATGATGAACTTGATAATATAACGATTACGTACTATGGCGAGGAAGATGAAAGCGGAGAACTACCAACGGAGACATTTCGAGAGTATTTAAAGACAGCGACTTGTGTAGAGAAATTTTGCTCTACATGGGATTATTAATTTTTAAACAAGTTATGGTATTAGGATTTAAAAAACGTTTTGAGCAGCCAATATTGACCGGCTCAAAAATCCATACGGTTAGACAGGACGAAAAAGATAGATGGCATAGAGGTATGACCATCCATTTTGCAACCGGTACGCGAACAAAAAACTACAATTGCTTTAAGGTATCAGAAGTCATTTATACACAGCGAATATTCATGAGTTATGATTGGATGTTACATATCTCTATTGATGGGCGTGAACTTTTTGGATACAATGAACGTGAGCAGTTTGCGATCAATGATGGTTTTTCAAGTTTGGAGGACTTCGAAAATTGGTGGTACCCTATCTTAGAAAAAGATGAAGATCATACTTTCTCGGGTAAGGTTATACATTGGACGAATTATCAATATAAAAAAGCTTGGTAATGGAACGATTAACCGGAAAGTACTTCCATAAAAAGACCTGGTTCGGTTTTGTGCTGATGGTTGAGGTTGAGCGGCAAGTGTTCTGTGAGCATGACATGACCTTTATCTTTAAGTATAAAACCCATCGAAAAGCCAAAAGGGCTGACATTGTTAACTTAAAAATGAGATGAAAATGAATATACATTTTAGGGCGTTTGAGATGGCCGATTTCCTGCAAAGGCGTGGTTACACGGTGACAACAGAACCGGTAGAGCAACATTGGCACATACATGGAAGTCGCTTTATGACAGAAACAAACGCTGTAACATTTGCCGAAAAGAACGGTAAGAAGGTGACCCTTGATGAGGCTTTTGAATTTGAAATGAAACATAAACTATTGGAGCAATGAAAAGGGATTACAGATCGTTTTTTGCCTTCTGTAAAATGGCAGGTCGCGACTATAAAGAGGTTGTGCTTGAATTTACGGAAGGCCGTACGGATAGTTTGCGCGAACTTGGCGACAGAGAGTATTTGGAACTACTTATTGTTGCCAAGGGATTTAATAAAGTGCCGGTCAGCTGGAAGCCAGCACCGGGCGATGCACAGCGCAAAAAGATGATTGCTTTGGCCAAGCAGATGAACTGGGGCAATGGTGACCGCAATGTGTTATTAATTGAAATAGATGAGTGGCTTCTTAAACAGCCTAAGTTTGCTGCGCGGTTAAATGCGCTATCGCTGGATCAGCTTGGCCGTGCACTCTACGTTTTTGAACATAAGGTATTTGCTGATTTTATGAAAGGATTGAATAAATAAAATGCCATGGGAATGTATACAGAATTAATTTTGGGTTGCGACCTAAAGAAAGATACTCCGTCTGAAGTTATTGACACCATCTTGTTATTAATTGGTGAAGCCGTTAAAACGAAACCATTGATTGAGTTTAAAAGAAATCCATTAAATGGATCATCATACTATTTTGGGGTCAGTGAGAGCTTAACTTTTTTTAAAAGAGATGAGCTTACCAAAAGATGGATACTTAGTGTAAGGGCTAATATAAAAAACTATGATAGCGATATAGAAAAGTTCCTAGCTTGGATAAAGCCATATGTTTATTCAGGTTCAGGTGGTCTTGATACGTATGCACTAGTAATGTACGAAGAGGATTTATATTATAAACATTATAACCTATATGAAGTATGACAACTTACGAATTGGTATCACAAAGAGCAAAAGGGTCGGTAAAATTGACCTACGATGGCAACTATTTAAAAACCGTTGAAATTGATTTTAAAGAGCCTTTAAGCGTTATGCAGTTCGGGACACTGTTTGCCAGTATTCCGTATGTGCCAGCTGGAATAGAAGACCTTGCTTTGCTGGGGTTTGAAGTAAAAACAGCTTTACGGGATAATGAAAAGATTGCTTTGTTCTGTAGGTTATATGAGCAGTATGTGGGGATTAAGTATAAAGTTAGTGCCTCCGATAGTGGTAAGATAAAAAAGCTCGCACTTAATGAGAAATTGCTGAACCATTATTTTACCAGCACAAGGTTCGAATTTAAGGGAAAGCAGTCTATTGCTAATCTAGCTAAATATTGGAATGAGTTGCTACGGGATTATTGCGGAGACAGCTTGGTTGCTGACTACCCCAACCATTGGGATGCTGCCTTTGCCGCCAAATTGGATGGTGCGCAAACGAGTAAGTACTGGGCGCATTTGCGGCGACTTGGATTGAAGCCGAAAAAAGACCGGCACGGTAATGTTACAGAATGGTTGAAATAGTTGATTTTGAAATATAAAATATTTTTTTCTCCTTTGCCTTTGACTTACAATTACATAGTTCAAGGGCTAAAAACTTGAATTAATTTATTATTAAATAGCGGAAGCCCCGTTAACAAGGTGGTGCAAAGGAAACGATGCACTGGTTACTACGCCCGGCGTGTAATTGTAAGTCACACCTAAATTAACGGGGCTTCTGCGTGCAATTCTTTTTTCATGACTTACGAAAAGAATCAGCAGGTCATTAATCTGCAAGTTACCGATGGTTTGACGGTAGCGGTACTTCAACATCAAACACACGAATTCCTTATGCCTGTTAAGGATGTAGCTTTAGGCTATGGTGTATCTGACGGCACTATTAGAAAGCATTTAGAGAGAAATCAAGATGAATTTACGGAGAACAGACACTTTGTTAGGGGTGCGACAATTAGTCTCACCCTTAAGAATGTACAACCCCATGCCGTGTACTGGACTAAAGCAGGGATTGTCCGGTTGGGTTTCTTCATTAAAAGCGATCGCGCAAAAATGTTCAGGGACTGGGCGGAAAATGTAATATTGCAAACCATAAGCCCGCAATTACCTGCTGAACTACCGCCGGTTAGACGGCGTAAGCATAACCGGTTGACCAATGAACGCTTGTTGGATATTATGGCCGATGTGTGTTTGATAGAAAACACGGAGTTACGGGTAAGAATAGCCACTAAATTGAAAGGAGGGCAAAATGACTGAAATGTTAGTTGTTAAGAAGTTCGAGGAACTGATTACTAAGGAAATTTATGCACCTGATCTTGCTGCCTGTCTTGAAAAAATATTGTGGGGATATGCGTTATACTGCCTTGGAGACGGTGATATATGTGGTGATCCGGATAAGGTACGCTCCATTTATTGGAGTAAAGAATTGCTGGATATTTTAAAATCAGCTGAAAATAGTTAATTTTATATGCCCCATAGCGCGGTGCTAAGGGGCTTTTCAATTTAAACAAAATAAATCATGATGGAATTATTATTACTAATTAACGGCTGTATAGGCGCTGTTGCTATTATTTGTTTTTTTTATCTATGTTATAATGTGAATTTCATAAAAAATAAACTGGTTGATAAGGATTATGCGTATTGGGAACGGATGTATTATAAAGCAGATATTTACGGGAATTCCGAAGAAGCTAAGCGTGCTCTTGAAGAAATGATATGGATAGATGTTAAGTTGTTAAACAATAATTACACTAACTCGGACAGAAGAAAGACCGACTACACTTCTTTGAAAAATAAATATAGGGCTCAAATTGAAAAGGGACAGATAGCATTTCCTGAGCTTGATAAGATATCAGGTATACCTATTAGGCTATAGACGGGGGCTTTTTTATTGTTACTAACTTTTTTTTAATGTGTTTTTGCGTATGGGTAAATTTGTTGCAATGGCGTACCACCGTAACAATTACCTAAAATCTGTTAACTACATGATGGGTGTTTACCAATCTGTAAAGGAAAGTGATGTGCCTGATACCCGTATTATCCGTAATATTTTCCCGAAGCATGGCATATACATTAGTTACCGCCAGTGGATGAACATTAAGGGAATGAAGCCCAGCGAATATAAGCAAAGCCAGCTTTCTTTATTCTGATAACCGTTTAATTAGCAATAGATGCCTTCGGGCTGATGATGAATGGAGCCCCTTGGAATACGCCAAGGGGCTTTTATTTTTTACTAGCTTTTCTCGTAGAGCCACGTGCCATAAACCAAATTGATAACCTTTAACCCGTCCGGACGGTTTTCTTCCCGCTGGGATGCTCTTTCGAGCGGTGCATTGAAAATGGCGTTATCAATCTTTCCTTGTAGCAGATCATGAACGTTTTTAACGGTATCAAAGTACAGTAACGAAGCCTCTTGGGTTGCTGCCGGCAGCGAGCTGTCTGTTTCGTCAACAAAATCAAACACAAGTTTTAAAGTAATCTGCACGTTGCATTTTTGCAATTTGCGTTGATGGTTGACGGTCTGAGGGTAACTGATACCGATAAGTGCGGCAGGAAAATCCACCGGCGGCCTTACTTCGTAATTGTTTGCCTGACCTTTATCTAAATCAATCCACTTGATGTAGGGGCTTTGTTTGAGTTGCTCCTGAATGTACAAGAATAGTTCTTTCATGGTTACCTGTTTTTAAATTCGTTTAAAAATTCTTCTTTAATTATGCCTTGTAAGTGGTTTTTAAGTCGTGGTGATGATCCTAAGAACCTACGTTGCGGCATATTGATGGTATAGGATTTATAGGTTGTGCCCTTTCCGGGTTTGGTGTCTCTCCGGAATGCTCCTTTACCTCCGAACAGTTTGCCCAAACGGCCGCGCTGATGCCTGTTTCTAATAAACATTTCTGTTCGTGCTGCACGGTTGATGATACCGCCGTTATTGTGTATTTCGGCATACGGAAGGTCTGAACCAACAGTGATGCGCGTGAGCGATGAACTTACTATCCTGACACTACGCTGCAAGGCTCCAGTTTTGACAAGTAGTTTCCGGCGGTTCTTTTTATCCTTACGTGCCGGCCACTTTTGCCCTTCAAAAGATTCTGTTCGGAAATTATCCAGCGAGGCATTTACAACCTCTGTACCTATGATGTTGGCTAATCGCTGCTGCACGTTCTGTACCTTTTGGGCAAACTGGGTAAAGAATGCATCTATGTTCTGCTGGTTGTTCATTGCTATTTTAAAAAGTTTTGTATATTTGTGGTACGGAGATCGTCAGCAATGGGGGTCACCGTGCCCCGAAAGCACTGACACAAGTTGGTGCTTTCGGCATTTACGGACGTTTGTAAACCCATACCTCATCGTTAAACCTGAACTCAATAAGCTTTAAATGCTTATGATCCTTCCACCGGCCATTGGCTAACCTGTCCAAGATTATTTTATCCACTTCCTCGCTGAGATTGATAATGACATAGTCTGCTTGCTTGGAACCCTCGCCAATGGCGTGCTTGATGTTGTTGCTGTTGAAAGACCTGGTCGATGATTCTTCCTCGTATAGGACTTTGTCTATCCGCAGATCGGGTGACTTATTCGGCTTGGCATCGGGAAAGATAACGGCCCGTTGCGCCGCAAAACCATCAGGGTCTAATGTTGGCATGATGTCTACCATTATCTTATCGTTTACCGTTTTATCAATCGCAATCTTTAACAGCCTATCATAATCGGCCGATTCCGTATCGACCATGTAATGCCTACGAATGATGCCTTCTGTGTTGTTGCTGGCATCCAGTATGTCAAACTGCATGTTGTAGGGAAAGAATTGGCGACTGGCTTCCATAACCTCAGGCGGCATATCTTCGAAGTAGGCGTGATCTTCGGGGAATGCCAAACCGCGCTGCCCAAGGTTTACCTTGAATATGCTTGGAATGTTGGGATAAGCAATTTTACTTTCGTGGGTAACCTCTACATTACGCCGTTGCTTAACTGTTGAGCGACAATTGTAATGGTTTGGCGGGTAAAACTGCATCCAAAAGGCATCGTCTACCGGTCGGATCACACCGTCCAATGACCGGCACAGCGCTGTTGTATGTTCATCTTCTATGGCAATGAACTCCAAGTAAGGATAGATATGCTTTTGTGCCTGAATGGTATCCCACTTGGCGGCCATCTGTGCACCGGCAACGGCTGTTTGGTATTCTGTTTTCAGGTGCCTGAGCTGCTCGCCCGTGATGATGACGGTCTGAATGCGAAATTCATCGAACGACCTTAAAGAACCATCGGGTTTGGTAAGCGCATCGCTCATCTGTTTGAGCTGCGTGTAGGTCTTGGCCGCACTGAACTGCCAAACGTTTTTCTCTAGGCTGTACAGCTTTTTGTAATCAGGCGTATTGAAATCGGTATCGATGTAGTCTTTACCGTAACCTTTCTTGATCGCTTCACTCAGACGCTCGCCATAGGTTTGGATCAACACCGGATCATAACCCTGTTCGAGTGCCTGCTCCTCCCATAACTTGCGTGCCAGCTGTTCAATATAATCGCCAAAATCATTAGGAACCTCTGCCGATAAATGCACGTGGTTATTACAGCAATAATAGCTGTTCACCTTGTGGCCGTGCAGCCCGCCCAGATCGGGTTGATCTGAGGGGCTTAGTCGAAAAAATTGGATGGCAGCTTAGCGGAAAGCTTCTTGTTTCCGGGTTGTTTTGGTTCTGTTGCTTCATTCTTTGGCTTATCCAGCACCTCTACACCGAATTTTTCTTTGATCCATTCGTTGGGCACATCTTTATAGGGCAATAGCTTGCGGGTAAAGTCGAACAGCTTATTGATGTCTTCCGCCTCGGAATAGTTCATGTAAGAACCTTCTTTCACAAGCCCGTGGCTGGCCAGTGCCGGTATGACAATGGAGTTTACTTCCTGCTCTACAAAGCGCTGGTCTGCCATTACTTTCTGCCAAAGCATTTCCTGACTGGCTTCATCTTTGGAACGTGATCCGTTGACGGTATCCTGCCCGATGATGGCGCCCGAAATAAGCATTGAGATCTCGTTGTTGCAGAGCTGTATGAAATTACGGTATACATCGCCATTGGTTGTTGCTGCCGATGCAAATTCAAGCTCTTCGGTTTCGTCTATTATAAACCAAGCAGCAGCTCCCATGTCGCGCATCATCTGCTCGCCGCGGTTCATCATACCGGCATCCTGCGTGTTGGTTTTCAATACGCGTGGAGGTATGCCATATATCTCACATAATTCAGACCAGCAGGATTGTGCAAAGCGCTTCATGAGCACGTGCGGTGTCACCTTGTTTAGCAAACCAAATTCCTGCTCGTGCATGACCACGTTATTGAACTCTAACAGGAAAGTGCCGTATTCTCGCAGATCACGGTATTGAACCTGATCGGTTAACTCAACATAATCGGAATAAAAGGTGCCTGTTTGCGGAATGATGTTGGTTCGTGGTAGATCATCGGCTATCAATTGGCCAATGTTGTTGTGCAGCTCTACCATGGAGTAGCCGAAAAAGCGTGAATCCAGTATGGCATCAACTATTTTACGGAAAGCCGGTGAGTTGGATAACAACTTGGTGGCTTTATCATCCTCTTTATCATCTGCTGTTTTGATCACAAACTCGCTGGAAAAGGTTTGGTCTTTTCGGTTTTCCAACTGGGAGGTTAAGAGCGAATCTGTTTTGATGTTGTTGTACAGCAATTGTAGCTGCCAAGCTGATGGTTGCTCTACGTTCTGAAACGCTGCCAATGCCCTGCGCCACGTTTGTATGTCTTGCCGGGTTTGGCTAACGGCTTTTAATTTGTATGGTAGTACGCTCTTGAAAGCGGGTTTTGACTTGCCTATTTTACTGTTTGTAGTTGCCATGGTTATTCGTGGTTAAATTTTAATCGTGAACCCATACGGAATGGTTTAGCTAAACTGGTTGGATTGCCGTCTTCATCTACCGGGTCTTGTATGATGGGCAAAGTGGGGTCATTAGCCTCACCGGTAGCGAGGTCTTTCAGGTAATCTACCGCTGCCGAATACCTGTCGCGTATAACCTCGTAATGCACACCGGCATTGTTACGGCATATTAACCACCACATGGAAACGACTTTGGTAATTTCCAGTATGAGCGGGTTGCGTTCTTCTCCGGTGGCGGCAAATATGGTAGCGATGTCGTACTTTAACCGGCCGTCCTGCCATGACTTTTTGTTGTTGGGCGCTATGCGGCTGCGTACTTCGGTCATACCGGCGCTGATGGCCATCTCGACAATGGTATCGTCACTGTCTGATATCTGTGCGATCTTGTTCTCGCGGAGAACTGATCTTAATTCGCTTTTTGTTAGGAATGGCATATTTAAAATTTTTAGTATTTGCGTGAGGGGATTTTGCCCGACCTGTAAGAAGTTGCTTTTCTAGCACCTTTTTTGTTCTGTATGATCCATACCGCCCCTTCTTTTGCGTCCGGCCCATCTATGAGTGTAGCATTTGGTGAAACGGCCAGCATCTGTCCTTCCATGGTATCCATGTGTTTGGTTCCTTTCAGCTTGTCGCTGAAATGCAGGTTGCCATCTTCGTCGATAGGTTGCAACGTACCCTCTATACGATCATATTTTTCGGGCTTGTTCCTTCTGTCCGGCCGTAGCGGAATTGGATCAATACATTCGTCTTGGGCTTTTTTATAAATAGCGGGTTTGATTACCTGCTCGTAATGCGGGTCTTGGAGAGAGTTGTTCTCAATGTACATAATGATTGGATCGACCCCCTGCGATTTACAATATTCATGAGCTTGGTACAGCCAGTCAATAAATGTGGCATTATTGGTTTGCTCAAGCCTTAGCCAGTAGGTATAATACTTGAAGTTTTTATAACCTTCCACCAATACACATTTGTAGGATTTTGATTTGTTCTTGCCTTTCGGCTTATCCTTGTTCGATGTTGACGGGTCGGCATAAACAACAACCATCTCGCAGGTTCTTAACGGAGGTGCTTTGGCATAACTTACCTTTTCAAAGGTGTCGCCTTCGATAATTGGATCATTGAAATATTCACGTTGCCGGGCATTGTAGCTGATTGTTTTTAAAACACGATCTATCATTTCCTCCGTGTTCTTTTGCGGCCAAGTGCTTTTGCCGTTCTTATCGCGGATATTGATAATCTCGTGTTTATCGGCTTTTTTGGCCATTTCTGTGATACAGCAATACTGGGCTATGATGTTACCACAGGCTATGATAAGTAGCGGCTCTGATATTGAGCGTGTAGGAATAAGCGCCGATTCTATCCATTTAACCCGATCTTTTATGATGTCGGGATTTTTGCAGTCCTGATCTGTATCGATATCATCTATCAGTATTACATCAGGCCGTGCAGCTTCATTCCGTGTACCCCGTGGAGATTGCCCTGCACCGATTGCCCTGAAAGACTTACCATCCTTTGTTTTGAACTCGTGCGCCTCCCAGTTTCCGATAGACTGTTGGGTGCCGTAGTCGTTGATAATACGGTTATTGGCTTCGAAGTTTACTTTGTAGGGCAGTAACAGACGTACGGCATTTTCTTTGGAGTCTGAAACGAGCAGTACATTGCTTTTTTTACCAGTTAGAACCAATTTGATGACTTCCATCATGGTTCTTGCTGATTTAGCCAACTCCCGAGACCAAGAACGTACTAGGTAAAGTTCGGGGTTGAGCATAACCAGCTTGGTAGACTTTTTATGGAAGTCGGCAGGCTCTGAAGTGTAATAGTTTGGAAAGTAATAGGCAAACCAAGCTTCGTCATCTTTCTCAAGCTTTTCGATGCGCTGCTTTTTTTGTAAAGGGGTTTCGTTGATATCAATAGGCGTTGCCTTGTTGATATTGTCCCGGAACTGGCTCCAAAGCTCGAGATACTTTTTATCTGTGATTGATGCCATTACCTAACGATGCTTTGGATGTAGGTGTCACAATAACCTGTCAGGCGTTTGGCGAATTGCAGGTCATCGTATTGGATAAACTCTATCAGCTTTTTGCAGACCTCTACGGTTTCGCCAACGGAGGTCTCCACTTCCAGTTTTTCGATGGCCGCCGTCAGCTTGCTGATCACATCGGCCTCTTTGTTGTTGGCAACTTTCAGATCACGTTCAGCAATGTTATTGTTGATGAATTCCAGCTGATCGTACAGCATGGAAATTTGGTTTTGTTTGGTGGTTAGTAGAGAGCGCTTTAAATTCTTCCAACCCCCATCATTTATCCATTTGCCAAGTGTTTTCTCCGTAACGCCGACACGCTCTGCGATTACCTTTTGATGCAGGTTTTCCGAGACGTATAACGTCTTGGCATACTCCTTTGCCTGTGTCTTATTTAATGCCATAACTGTCTTTTTATGGCTCAAAAATCCCCTGAAAATACCCCCTAATGAATTAGTTGTGCAACCCTTGCGCAGTTATTTAAATGCCTAAGGCTGTTTGAGTTGCTTTGCGTCAGTTATGGCAAAGAGCACTAAAAATTCTGAATATGGATCGTTCGTCCTGAACGATGAAACCCGTGTGAATTCACATGGGTTTAAAGTCCCGAACAAAGAAATAGACCTTGTCAGGTTCAAGGAAAATGCAGTGCTGCTTTACATGCACCGGCGCGGTGAAGTGCATGGCCGCTGGGAGAACATCCGTATAGAAGGTCATTTGCTGCTGGGCGATCCGGTGTTTGATATGGATGATCCGGAAAGTGCCAAGATTGCCGGAAAGGTAAAGCGCGGTTTTATCAAGGGTGCATCTTTACACCTCAACTTTACACCTACAACAACCTTTGTTGAAGCCCTTGGGCAGCTGGAACTGCATGGTGTGGAAGCTTGGGAAGGCTCTATCGTTGACATTCCCAGCAACGATAAATCACTTAAACTTTTCTTAGAAGGCAAAGAGCTGGACGACGAAGCTATTAAGGGATATATGCTTTCTGCTGCCCCAGTTAACGACTCAGTTAAAATCAAAAAATCAATAAAAATGGAAAAAGTAACCCTATCCGCATTGGCAATTAGCGCCTTTGCACTGGCCGGTATTACACCCGGTGAAACCCCGGAGACGATTAGCAAAGCGGTTGAAGAATTGGGCGCAAAGCTTAAGGCCGAACAGACCGCGCATGGACTTGAGAAAACGCAGCGTGAGGTTTTGGAAAAACAGGTTAAAGATCAACAGTCTGCTGCGCTTTCCGCCATGGTAGACCAGGCTATTACCGATGGGCAGATTGTGGCTGCGCAAAAGGAAACTTTTATTGCGCTTGGCTTTGAATCTGCCAAGAAAGTAATTGAAGGATTGCCTAAAAAGGTGTCATTGGGTGCTGCCGCTGCGCCACAAAACCCAACCGGGGCCGGTGAGCCAAAAGACTTGGATGAATTTGAAAAGATGACCTTATCCGCGCAGCTGAACTTCAAGAACAACAACCCGGCAGCGTACGCCAAGCTTTTCGCTTAAGCGCCGGAACGATCTATTAACCCGATTTACAAACGATCTTAAAACTTAATTAAAATGCCTTTAAATTTTCCCGAAATGTGGGATAGCCGTGAGCGTAAATTACTCTCAACCTCCCACGTAGCCCCTTTCTTGGACGGTATTCCTGAGCTGGATGTTGAGGTTATGGTTGACCCCATTACCGACAACAACACGATCCATGTTCCGTTGGAAACCTTCACCCCTCAGGTGTTATTGAACAATACCACCTATCCGCTCACTATTGAGGAGCATGCCGATGGTTCAAAAACCATCAACTTGGATAAGCTGCAAACACTTCCAACCCGTATCAGTGAAGATGCTGCTTTAGGTGCGTCTTATAACAAAATTGATTCGGCCAGTGCCGGGCACATCAAGCAGATGAACCGCACCAAGTATAAGAAAGCCATCCATGCGATTGCACCGGCTTCTAATACTACTAAGACGCCCGTTATCATCTTGCCTGCTGATTATACGCCTGATGATGTGTATAAGGCAATTGTGGCATTGAAGTCTGCATTTGACAAAATGGAAGTGCCTGAAGATGGACGGCGTTTGGTCTTGGCTTCCGATATGTACAATAAACTTTTGGAAGACAGAGAACGTTTCGGTAATCTGTTAGTTGATCACCAGACAGGTAAGGTTAACCGCACGATTGCTGGGTTTGATGTGTACACCTATGTTTCCAACCCATATTACAGTGAAGCTGGTGTTAAAGCTGCTTGGGGTGCCACTCCGGGTGCTACCGACCATCAGGCCACTGTAGCTTTCTTTGTGGATAACATCGGTAAGAAAACCGGTATCCTGAAACGGTACTATGATGAGCCTAATACCACTACACAAGCGCACTTGCTGAACTATAGGCATTACTACATAGCCCTTCCTTTGCGTAACGAGGCGATTGGTGCTATTGTACAGGGAGCAGCTTAGTAATAATGGTTATGGGTAGCTGGTTTGAACGCATTCTGCATGACTATGGTTACAAGAGCATTGGTGCCTTTCTTTCGAGTTTGGCACCAAGCTCTAAGTATAATGGTATCGGCTTTCTTTCTTTCGGCATCAGTGCTACGGCTGTGCCGGTAGAAAAATGGCTGGGACTGGATTGGGCAGCCTTTGTTGCGCTGCTGCTGGTGCTGCTGTTTGAGCTGGTTAGCGGTGTGTGGGCCAGTGCTGTACGCAAGGAACCGCTATCAAGCAAAAAGCTTAGCCGGTTTACGCTGAAAGTGGCCAGTTACCTGATCATTATGGCGGTTACCAACCTAATGGCCATCAGTTACGCACGATCTCACAAGAGTTTGCCGGCAACCGTATTCGATTGGATGAACAGCTTCTTGGTGATACAGATTGTGCTTGAGCAGGTGGTGAGCATACTGGAAAATGTTGCCGAAATAAGTGGCAAGCCTAAAACCCACTGGATTAGCAAACTACAGGAGAAAATTGAAAGCTTTTGGAAATGAGAACGATTAAGTACATCGTGCTGCACTGCACGGCAACGCCCCAGAACACTACGATTGAAAGCATACAGAGATACTGGCGGGTAAACTTGGGCTGGAAGAATCCGGGTTATCATTTCATTATTAAACCTAATGGCGAGGCTGTACAGCTATTACCTATTGAGAATATTGCCAATGGTGTGGCAGGTTATAATACGCCCAGCATACACATCAGCTACATTGGCGGTGTGGATGCAGCTGGTAAACCGCTGGATAACCGTACGCCTGAGCAGAAGCAAACGCAGATAGCGCTTATCAAGAAATTTAAACAACAGTTCCCTAATGCGGTGGTACGCGGACATAGGGATTTTCCTAACGTGCACAAGGCTTGCCCCAGCTTTGATGTGCGCACTTGGTTGCAGTCAGTTGGCCTATGTATGCTGTTGGCTATGTTCCTTACTGCTTGTGGCACTAAGCACAAAACCGTTTTCAAACAGATAGATGTCGCTGAGCAGATCAAAAATCAGCGCAGTGAAACGGAGCTTAAAGCCACAAGCGAGATGGAAAGCCAGCGTGTTGTTAAGCGCGATAGTGCCGGAAAAGCCAAAACAACTATTTACGGAGCTAAAGGCACCTTCGCCAGCGATGGTAGTTTTACGGGCAGCGCTGATTCCATTAAAAAGGAAAATTCCAGTTTGAAAAACGAGCTTGATAGCACAAAGGCCAAACAGAAAAACGATAGTGCTGCGCGTGCTGCCGTGGAAAATCAGAATAAAGACCTACAGGGAACGGTGAACGAACTGGAGGAAAAGATAAAAGAACCCCCTGATCCGATTACCAGCTTTTGGTACACTCTTTTTGTGGGTGCCGCCATTTTGCTGCTCAGTTACCTGGTATACCTCATTGCAGCAAAGCGGGATGTGGTCAAAAGCTTCTTAACCCGAATTTTTAACTTTTTTAAACGCAAATAAAATGGCAAAAGAGAATAGCCGTGAGCAGAAGATGAAATACATCTTCGGCAACAACCCCCAAATTAAAGAGCTGCATGTTACCAGCGATGACCAGGCGTTCACGCTCGAACGTGATGCAGCCAATCATGCTGCCAACTTGGAAGATAAAGAGATTGCTTTGGTTAAGCGGTCTGAGTATGTGGCCGCCTCCAAGACAGAGGTGGTGGTAGATCAGGAAGCTGAACGCGAGGCGGCAATTGCGCGCCACTTGGAACTGTTTGACAAGGAACCGGCCAAGACTGCCAAGCTGGAAACAATTCTTGCAAAGATTGAAGCGGAAGAAAACCGTTTGCAGGAGGAGGCCGATAAAGAGCCGGAGAGTGATAGTGAAGGTGATGAGTAATTAACGGAGTATTTAACACTTAAATTTAATAAGATGCCTAAGTATCAATATGGTCTACTAAAATTTGAGACCGGAACAATGGATGCTGTTACTGGTGCGGTAAGCAACTGGACAGAAGAAAAGATATATCAGGATACGTGTGTTATTGACAGGCCGGAAGCGCAAAAAACAGAGCACTATGCACAAGGTGATCCTGATCCAAAGGTTATCCGTTATGGGAGGACTGCAAAAACGATAGCTTTTTCTGTATTTGACAGGAGTGCTGACAGCAAAGTTAAATGGCTTGGTGGGACAAAAACAACCGTTGATTTAGTGAATTCGTGGAACGCTCCTGCGAAAGCAGTTGCATCGACGAAAAAGGCGATTCGCCTAACTTTTGAGGACGGTTCTGTAGCGGTAGCACCTAACTGTTCTTGCGCTGCACGCGATAGTTGGAACCCAAATGACAGTGATGTCGCCGTCATTCCAGTTATAGCTACTGTATTGGGTACAGGTGTTGAAGCAGTAGCCTCTTGGACTGAAACGGATACAGAATAATACCTGTAGCATGGACGCAAATAAAACTGAATTGCATGCTGCTGAAACCTTATTACAAAGGGGCGTGAAGGTAAAAGCCCGCGCCCCTTTGTTGTTAAGGCTTTTCGGTAAGAAAACGATCACTTTGACACTTAGGGTTCCCACTGGCGGATCATTGTTTCGGATGGGTATATGGTTTTTCAAATGTAACCTATCTGCCGAACAATTGGAGAAAATAGCGGTTGAGGACGCCCTTTATTTCAGGATTAAACATGGTAAAAATATCTACAAAGCACTGGCCTGCCTCTTTATTGGCAATAAGCTTCTGACTGCAATTTTTTTGAAGCCATACAGTAGCTGGCTAATGGAGTGCCTGACGGATAAAGAGGCACTTATGCTGCTGAACACGGTAATACTGCACGGTGGATTGAAGGATTTTATGGATACTACCAGATCGCTCAAGAAAATGACCATTACGGAGCCAAGACTGGGCCACTAGACCAAGAGGAGTTAGTTCCGGTAGGAATGCATAGCCCTTGGGGACTGATCGGCCAGCTGTGTGAAAAAAACGGCTGGACATTGGAATATGTACTGGAAAAAATCAGTTGGGCAAATGTGTGCATGTTATCGGCCGACAGGCCAAGAATGGTTAAACGGTCGGAAATTGTAATCAGGATCAATAAAAAGGATTTAAAGAAACATCGGCAAAAATTAAAAGGCAATGGATAACTTGTTATTAGGTGTTGAATGGGATGTTAATGAGCCACAATTGAGGGCGGCCATGACGGCTGCCCGTCAGGATATCAATGGTGTGGCTCAGGCTTCTGATAATGCGGTGCAGCGGGTTACAACAGGTGTTAACAGGTTGGTGTCTGCCCAAAACCAAGCGGTTAATTCGGTTGTGGTTACTCAGCGGGCAGCGTCTAATGGTTTCAACAGCTTGCAGAACAGTATCAACCAAATAACACGGGAATTACCTGCATTTACCTTTAGTGCGCAAACCGGTTTCTTGGCCATCTCGAACAACATCCCCATACTGATAGATCAGATAGCTAGATTACGGGCAGAAAATGCCGCCTTGAATGCGGAAGGGCAACGCGGTGTGCCGGTTTGGAAACAGTTGTTCAGTGGGTTGTTCAGTTTCGGTACAGCACTTAGTTTGGGAGTTACCTTGCTGACCATTTACGGAAAAGAAATAGGTAACTGGATAGCGAGTCTGTTGAAGGGCAGCGAGGCTATTAAGGTAGCAACCGAAAATCTTAAAAACCTGAATGCTGTAATGGCTGCTGCCGATAAGCAGGCGGGCAAACAGCTTACTACATTAAAGATTCTTTATTCTGCGGCTACTGATGTGACCAACTCGACAAAAGAACGGGTGAAAGCTGCCAAAGCATTGCAAAAGATATTTCCTGAAGCTTTCTCTAATTCGAGGACACAGGCGTTATTGAACGGTGAAGAGAAAAAATCATTCGATGAATTAACGGAATCCATCTTAAAAAACGCCCGGGCCAAAGCTGCCAAGGATAAGTTGGACGAAATTGAAGCCAAACGCCTTGATTTAAATTGGCAACGGGAAAAAGCACGTGCAGCAAGTGAGAGTGAAAAGCAGCGCGGTGAGGAAGATTACCGTAAAAGAGCAGAAGCACTCAATAAAACCTATACAAACCAGCAGGAAAAATTTAAAACTACCGAAGAACAGTTGCAAAGGGAGATTCAGGCTAATATTGTCAATCCGTCTAACAAAAGACTTGATGAGACCCTAAAAGACCTAGATAAACAAGATAAAGCACTTGAAAAACAATCTAAGTTTTTAGTGAAGTTTGCCGGACAAAATGAACTTGTTAATGAGATTATCAAAGGCACCAAAGTGCCTAAAGGTGTGGGTGACTCTCTTCTTAAACAACGCCAAGCCCTTCTTGATAAAATTGCGGATATCGATCGGGAATACAACCGAAAGGCCATGACCAGTGATGAGGAGGAATTGCAGACTTTACGCGACAAGTTTGATAAAATACGCCGCGAGGTTGAACGGTTTAATGCAGACCCTAAGCATAGTAAGGTGCGTATCTCGCTGGCCGGACTCGATGCTGCGCAAAAGCAAGCTGAGGGTAATCTGTCGTATCGCCAGCAGACTGAAAAGCTTAAGGTTGAGTGGGACAGACAAAGGGATTTGTTCAGCCGTTATCAGGATGACCTTGCAACCATTGGCCAACAAAAAACCGATGAACGCTACAATAAGCAAAAAGCGGCTTTTAATAACTACTCGGAATACCTGCAAGGCGAAATTGACAAAGTAATGCATGGCTCCAACGGCTACAACTTAAACGATGTGGAAAAGCAGCGGGTTGAATACCTCACCAAACAGCGCAAAGAGGCACTGGCCAATGAACTCGCCCAGCGGCAAGCTGCTTACAACGACGCCTATGAAGTGGCCAGCACGGTTGAGGACAAGATTGCCAAGATACGGGAAGAATACGCGCGCAAGGAAAAGGCCTTGGGTAAGGACCTGACAGCTGATCGCGCTGCCGAACTCAATAAGCAAAAGCAAGATGCCATTGATGCCGTAAAAGATGAGGCTGTACAGAAGCTGGATGTCTTCAAAAAAATGTACGATGACATCGATTACATGAGCAGTGAATCGGCAAAATCTTTACTAGCCGATGCCAAGGCAGCACTTAATAGGCTTGTGGCAGACGGAAAGATAAGCGCTGATTTAGCTAAAGAGATAGCCCGGAACATTGCAAGCGCGACCGATAAGGTAGACAGCCGGTTGCCTGATGGTTTGAATGATATAGCAGGGACACTGGAGAATATATCGTCTTTGGTAGGTGATGTGGACGGTGGTTTTGGCAGTATGTTGCGTTCTGTTAGCAGTGTTTTGCGCGGTGTGGGTGAGATACAATCGGCAATCATCAAATTGGGTAACGTACAGAAGTTAACGGGCATAGATAAGGTTTTGGGCTTTGCCCAAGGCGGTGCGAGTATATTCGGTACGTTGTTCGGCCTTGGCTCGGCTATTTCCAATATTTTCAATAGTGCCCGTGAGAGGCGCAATGAAGAGAACCAAAACCGAATTGCCCGGGCCAATGAATTGCAACTGGCACAGACGGAAGCCATGACCAAGTTGCTGCAAAGACAGTTGGAGTTGGTTAATGATCTTTACGGCACGGACCGGTTGGATAAATACAAACAGTCTCTTTTAGATATTGAGAAAAATTATAATGAAACCAACAGTAAGCTGGAGGGCCGCTATAAGCTGACAGGAGACACATTTATCGATCCTATTTTGGAACGTTTGAACAATGGTGAAACGGCTAAACAAATACAGGATTCATTTTCCAAGTTTTCGGCCGATTGGTACCACGCCATGGAGGTTCTTGACGATGCGGGGAAAGGCAAGTTTGAAACATTTCATGCATTGTCATCAGACATTACAACCGCCCGTGAGGAACTGCAAAAGCTGCAATATATATCTGAATCCGGCAAAGCGGATACATATACCAAGGAGCGTATTGAGCAATTACAAACAATAATTGACCAATATAACGATACTGTTAATAAACTGAAAGAAGAGGTAATAGGAACATCTTTCGAGAGCCTATTGGATAATGCCTTGGAACTGTTCAGGAATAGCGGTCAGGATTCTGCTGAGGCATGGTCTCAGGGATTTGATAAGATCATTGAAAATTATATGGTGCAACGGTTCAGCCGTGAGTATTTGGAACAGGCAATGCAGGAATTTTATGATCTGTTTGATGAGCTGGCTGAAGATGGCCTAAGTAAAGACGACAAAGATGTTTTGCGAAAAGAATGGAAAAAAATAGAACAGGACAGTGAAACATACAGAAAGGGTATTGAAGATGTGCTTGGCGTGACCGGTAGTAGTTCTAAAAGCGGCGGTCTATCGAGTCAGATAAGCGAAAAAATAACGGAAAACACAGCGCTCGAACTGACTAGTATAACCAGAGCGACATTGGACAATGGTAAACAGCATAAGGCTGTATCGGACGAAATACTAGCAACCAACAAAGAAATATATGGTGGAATTGTAAGCGGTTTGAGAATCTTAGGAGCAATTGAACAAAATACTTCCGATACGGTAACAGAGCTTAAAAACGCGGTTGTAGAACTGAAATCTATTAATAAAAACACTTCCTCCAAAGGAATGAGGGGATATACAGCATAATTATGTGGCCATATCGATTAAACGGAAAATTGTTAAGTGACTATGGCATTATAGAGGGTCAGGTTGAAGGCAGCAATATTGCGATTGCCGGGGCGTGGGATATGCCGTCGAGGATAGGTAAAATATACCATGACTGGGCAGATGATAATGGTATTGAACCTTATCTCCGCGGTGATGAGATGTTTTTTGGAGGCCGCAACATAACATTCGCGGGATTTATTTTGGTTAACTCTAAAGAAGAGGCACTGCAAAGGGTCTACTCGTTCTTGGATGATATCGATGCATTCAATGGCTTGGTCCCTTTTGAGGGTGAGTTGGGTGCTTGGAATGTATACGTGTCTACTGAAATAAAGGTTGATTTCGATTACGACAATAATGTCGGGATTGTCAACTTTACATTCAGGGAGCCTATTGTTGACCTATCCGGTATGGTTCCGCCGGTCTCCGATCCGTTTACAACTGGGATCGACAATATATCTTTTCCGGATTTAGGTGTATGTACCCTTTCTTTTGAAGGCGATTTAAATAGACCACAACCCAAGCAACAGGTTTATACATCGTACGATAAAGAAGGATTTCAGGTCACCAAGCGGGATTTTCGAACTATCGTGATGAAAGGGTTCATCAAAACGGAAAGCTATGAATCATTTATAACGATACTGAAGGGACTGTATGCCCTATTTTCCTCTCCGGGGGCTAGGACACTCCATATGCCCGACAACACGGTTCGTGAATTTTTTCTGAAGGATGGGTTCAGGGTTTCAAATGTGGAAATTTTAGAAGATGAGGTGTTTGCTCTTATTGAAATACCAATGAGCGAAATCCGCATGCTTGAGAACTGGAACAAATTAACAGATAGTACCGGGCTGATGCTAGTGGATAAGTACGGGCGGCCGCTTACGGAGATTTTAAAGGATTTTTAAACAACAAATAAAGCAATATGAAAAAGTTAACAATTAAAGGTAACGGTAAAACAGTTTTCGGCAAGGCTGAAATGGAGGTAGTTAATAAAATGATCAGTCTTTCGGTAGAGAAAGGACTAGGTTGTCCTAAAATTAGCGGGTTGATGGTTGATATGTCGAAATGATAACGGGCGGGATATGTTCCCGCCCATTGTGTGGCTATTTGAAATAACCGTCTTTACCATCCCATTTATGCATACCGCCGCAATGGGGGCAGCTTATCGAGTTATTGGTAAAACCACTACGGTCCATATCCTTTGGAACGTTGATCCCAGTAGGAACATCTTTTCCTGTCTTGGGGCATTTGATAAATAACATTGGCATATTAAGTTTATTTGATTCGCACTAATATAAATAAAAAAGTAAAGAAAATGGCAGAAGGAACAAAAGACGTAACAACAGACTTGCAGGCGCGCACCGACCTACAGACAACAGACAGGTTATTGATGGTGAATCCGGTAACAAAAGAGGTGCAGTATGTGGAGGTTGAGAAGGTTAACAAATCTGCTTCCGATTCAAGTATACCAACATCATCTGACGAAACTTTTATAATGGTTTAGACATGGCAAGATTAGCAATAGATTCACAGGGGCGACAAACGATAGTCGACAATTTTGACCGGTTCACGGGACAGCCCTTCAATGCTGAGAAAGTGACCAAATGGCACGACGGGACGGATATGGATGATTCTAAAGTAGACAATGTGATTTATTTTAAGGCGCCATCCAATCTTGGAGGCGGTTATGCGAAGAGAAATGAAGATTGGAAGCTAAATGCGAAGTGGTTCGGAGCAAAGGGCGATGGTGTGACTGATGATACACTGTCTATCAGAAAAGCTATAGATTCTTTGAAAGACAGCAGCGTCTTATATTTTCCCCCCGGAAAATATAAAATAAGCCGCAATGCCCACTCTCCCTTAGCAATCGAAGGTATAAACACGTATGTGCTGAGAATTATGGCTAAAAAAAACCTGACGATTTCAGGTTATGGGGCTGAAATTATTCAACCTGATGTAGATGTAGATGGTGTATCTCTCGGAATATTTAATTGTGAAAATGTCCATATTGAAGGATTAGAGTTTGATGGTGAACATATCTATGATATAGATAACGAAATAAACCATAAACAACAGCTATTTCATCTCATAAAGTGTCAGAAGATTTCGATTATGAGGTGCTCATTTCGTAGAGCTTCTGGAGCTGGATTACTTATAACCAACATGTATAAGAAGCCAGTTACCCGTTCACCCAATAATGACAATGTTATTATTTTTGGTTGCACCTTTGAGAACATTACACAGGCCACGACGTATGGAGCAGGTACAGCTTTAATGAGAATTATTGGAAATTCTTTTAAAAATACTTACTTATCCGCATTTAAATTATCGTCAGACCAGTCGGACACAATTGCTGGTGATGATATGCAATATAGAGATGTTGTTATTTCTGATAATATCGCTGTGTGGGATGATAATTATGTAAATCCAAATAACGGAGGTGTACCAAATAATTATTTTACCGGTATTGACTGTGTGTCAAACGTTAAATCTCTAATCATTACAAATAATATTCTTGAATTTGACGGTCACGGACCCTCTGGAACGGGGATTAAAATCAATTGGGCTGAATCTGGGCAATCTACAACAGATATCGGTTATGCAAATAAAAATATCCTGATAACCGGAAATATAATCAGGAACTTGTCTTCAGGTTCGGCCGCTATTCAATTGAGCCCTTATGTAAGTGCACTGACAATCGCTAATAACCTCTTTGAAAACTGCCACAATGGTATCAGGGTCAATGTTATGGGGGCAAGTATCACGGGCTTCGAAGCCTCTACACATATAATTGAATCAAATCAATTTATCAATATTGGCAATGCAAACATTATAACAGATTCGCTCTTCATATATAATATGCTGATCAAGAACAATTCATGTTCAGGTAGCGGCGACCTGCAATTCATCTATATTAATTCTAACTGTAACGTTACCAATCTGGTTATAGAAAATAACGATTCGAATAAAAATATTTCCATAAATAAGTTTGATAAACTTCTTATTAAGAATAATAATATCAGTACTACATCTTCGGTGGCAATATTTGTTGACGGCGCTGAGAAGCAGGCAGATAGTGTGGCGATAATATCAGGAAATACAGTGATGGGCGGGAATGGATCGCTGGTAAGAAATTGCGGGAAAGCTGTGTTTGATGAAAACAAATATTTCTGCAACGGTGATCAGAAAGCCGCACGGTTCTCACTTATTGACAATCTTTACATAAGCGCCAACGTCATAGAATCTGCATCCGGTAATTATGGCCTGACAGATGTTGTTGCTGCTTTTGGAAACTATAACGGAACAGGCGTTCCTGAATTAGAATTGGCAAATGGATCGCAATATTCAAGATTGGACGGTAGTGGCGATTGCTTGTACTTGCGCAGGTCCGGCAATTGGATAGCAATTGGATAATAGCATGGTATTACAACTATACAGGAACGGCTCCAAAACGGTACAGGTGGACATAGACGAGAACACCGTCTACACGCATGAGGTTATAGGTGTGCATGAGATAAAGGCTTCCTTTATAACTAACAACCTACTCGATATAAAGGTCGATGACTATATCATGTTCAGAGGTGAACGCTATAACATCAACGTAGAATTTCCTGTAAAAAAAGTAAGCAACTTCCAGTACGAATACGAGATAACATTCGAGGGATATGTGTATTGGTTAAAGGAGCGCATATTAAGGCATTTAGGTGATATTGAGTTTTCCTATTTCGGCGAGGCAAGGGCATTCATACAGCTGATAGTTGATGTTATGAACGAAGAGGACGAAGGTTGGTCGGTTGGCACTGTTGATGATACAGAGGAAAAGTCAATTGATTTCTACGGAGAGGAAAAAGGATACACCTGCAAAGGCGCCCTCATGCTTATTAGCGAAACCTTCACCCTCGAATTTTGGCTAACCGGAAAAACCATTCATTTGACCAAACAGGCAGGCGTAGATACGGCTATCGATTTTGAATATGGCCGTGGGAAAGGTTTATATTCAATTACCCGTGGAGGGCTTGAAAATCCTCTTTATAACCGTATATATGGATTTGGAGGAACAACCAACATCCCGCAAGGTTACAGAGGTGGTGCGAAGCGGTTGGTGTTCGAGGCTAGGAAACTGGAACGGCCGTTGGCACCAGGGGAACGCAGGCGGGAAACGTCCGTAATATTCGATGATATTTATCCGCATAGGACGGGCACACTTACTGCTGTCAGCGATGATTGGCTGAGCTTAACGGACACATCCATCAATTTTGACCTTAAGGGGCAACGCATCGGATCGGAAAACGTAAAAATAAGCTTTACCTCGGGTGACCTTTCCGGGAAGGAATACGAAATAGACAGGTACAACCATTCAACAAAAACGATGGTCATATTGCCTTTTGAGGAGGAAAACGGATATGTAACTCCGAAAGCCGAAAGGCATGCGAATGTCGGTGATACGTATGTGCTGCTCAACCTGAACATGCCACAATCGTATGTTACGGATGCAGAGAATGAACTACAGTTAGCGACAGATAATATTTTCAAACAGCTTTCCCGCCCTCCGTATGAGGTTGAAATTGATGAGAAATATGTGCGCGATAATGGATTTATCATTAATGCCGGTGACCGAGTTAACCTGAAAGATGCTGCTTTGGCGATTGATGATAAAATACGGGTGACGTCTGTATCTTTCCCGCTCGTAAACCCGAACAAGATCACATGCGTGATATCGGATTCTATTACCTATACGAGCGAAGTGCAGCAGGAAATAGATAAGAACAAGGTTAAGGAAGAGGTTAAGATAGTAGACCGTACCAAGTCGGAGCTGGCGCGAAGGAACGTTCTTGGATTGCGGAGATTACAGAGCCTAACATTCGACCCAGACGGATATTTTGATGTAGATCGTATCAAGCCCTTATCCATTGAAACGTACATGCTTTCTGTGGGTGCCAAGTCTCAGAACTTCGGGCTTAACGGGGTAACAATAAACGCGAATACAGGCGGCGATCCAAACCACCTTACCCTGAGCGCTGGTTCTCTGGTGCATTACGAGGTAGAAATTGAAGGGCTTGGATATGTGTGGCAGTTGCAGGCAGCTGATTTCACAGACCTTGACCCGCTTAAATCATACTACCTTGCTGCCAAATGTGCGGATTATGAGCTGATAGGCGAATGGATAATCAGCGAGCAGCCGATACATACGGATGACATCGATGGGTATTACTGCTTTAATATAGGGGTTATTTATCCAGTATCTGATGGTTACAGGAGCTTTGACTTTACAAAGGGCATGACCTTTATTGTCGGTGACCAGATTACTACAGGCAAGATAAAAAGTCTTGACGGCTTGAATTTCTTCGACCTGTCGCAAGGGAAATTCAATCTGGGCGATGAAGAAAGCGGAATCGATTGGGACGTGACCACGCCCGGTGCGCTTACCATTCGGGGCGCTATTGCTTCAAGTACCGTGCTTGTTGGTTCGGGCGGCTTTGTAAGTGCCGGGTTGAGCGGCTTGAGCGAGGACGGTGACCAGTCAATCAGGTTTTGGGCGGGCGCAAGCTTAGAAAACGTTATCAATGCCAATTTTAAGGTGCTCAATAACGGAGATACGTATGTTAGAAAACTCATCATGGGTTATGGCGGCAACTCGCAGGGATGGGTAGTATCAAGCACAGGCATCATTTCAGACCCTCCAACCGGCGGTGCAGATAACTTTGCTCTTATCCGGGGTCGGAGCCTTAAATCACAGTTCAGTTTTGGAACAGAACTTATTCCTTCGCCATCATCTGTTCAGTTCAGTCTTATCGGCCGTATAGAGAACAACAACCTTGTAGCGGGTTCGCTTCCAGGAGAAGAAACGGAAAATATTGGCTTGGGAATAAAGGCATGGGGAGCTGACAAAAATATCGCACTGGATATTGACGGTGGGTTTATAAGAGGGTTGGCGGTTAATACTAAACGCGTCAATACAGGGTATCAGATTTTGAACAATGATGATTCGATCGTAGTCACAAATAATTCAAATGGCGATATATTTCTACCTGCAAACCCTGAAATAGGGCAGATGCATTTTATCAGCCATTATAACAGCGTTGATATTACACTTAAATCATCATCGGCTAACATGCGGGTAACAACAAATGTTGGTAGCGCATTCAACATCAGTTGGGGCGATTTATGGCAATGGGATGGCCAGTACTGGAACAGATTAGTAGCAAGTTCAGATTAAAAACGCCCCCAGCTTCCTTCTCTGAATTTACCACAAAACAAAAAAGTAAGACGCAATGCATCATGCCGGAGGCGAAGGCTAAGGGACTGTGTATTGCGTCTTTTTGTTTTGTGGTAGTGCAAATTTAAATAAAAAAACTGATGAATAAAGAGCTAAAAACACCGATATCGTATTATGGCGGTAAACAAAACCTTGTAAATACCATATTGCCGTTATTTCCTGACCATACAACATATGTTGAGCCATTTGTTGGTGGTGGTGCCGTTTTTTGGGCAAAGCGTCCAAGTGAAGTGGAGGTGATCAACGACTATAACCGTGAGCTGATAAACTTTTATGAGATTGTGCAGAATGAATTCGTTGAACTTGAAAAGATGGTTCGTATAAGTCTACATAGCCGAAGCATACATAATGATGCTTCAGTAATCTATAATAACCCCCATATGTTTAGTCGTATACAACGTGCTTGGGCGGTGTGGGTATTGTCTTCACAGTCGTTCAGCGCTATGCTGGATGGATCATGGGGATACGACAAAGTAAAAGGTACAACTAGCCAAAAGATAGGTAATAAACGTGAGGGGTTTACATTGGATTATGCAATCAGATTGCAGAGTGTGCAGATAGAGTGCACAGATGCTTTAAGAATAATCCGGAGCCGCGATCATGTTGGAGCTTTCCATTATTGTGATCCGCCATACTTCAATAGTGACTGCGGTCACTACGATGGTTATAGTGCGAATGATTTTGAAGCACTTTTAAGCCTGCTGGAACAATGTGAGGGAAAATTCTTAATCAGTAGTTATCCAAGCGATTTGCTTGCTTCTTATAGCCTTAAAAACGGCTGGTGTACAAAACGTATCGACCAGCCTGTTAGTGTAGCCCACGGAACCGGCGGCGGTGGTAAGAGAAAGATTGAAGTAATGACTGCTAATTATGATCTTAGCAATCCAAGAGATGATTTAAAGTTGTTTTAAAAGCCCTTTAATAGGGCTTTTATCTAACCGATGCTGTGCATAATTACATCCGGTGTCTCTTTGACAGTGATTATCGGCACATTAGGACTGTTTGCAATAATAACACTTGTGTAATCATCTCCCTCATATCTATTGAATATTACTATGTGATTCGTGTTTACATAATAAATAGAACTATTGGAAGTGTCTGTTAGTTTAATAATTTTTGTCAT